AATTGCCTATGCTGACAAAGCAATGCAAGATGAGATCAGAGACTCAGGCAACATAGCACTAGAGCGGGAAAGAAGTCTTGACATTCGAGGAGTGGATAGGTTGAGAGCAAAAACTAAAGGCGCTCGTCGTCAGAAAGGACAACAACTGGATCAGACACCAGCAACAGCTTTTGTTGGGCCAAGACTAGAAGCTGATGAACCCATGACAGCTTATGATCCAACAAGTGAAGATGGTAACTCTCCTGCTGCAAGGAGTATGGCTTCTTCAGAAAGGCAAGCATACGCACAACAGGATAGCCATGACCAGGCACTAGTCCAAGCCATACAGAAGATGGGTAAGGTGGAAGACCAAGCCTATGCAATGGATATGGATAAGGATGCTAGGAAGTCTTCAGACCACGATAAAGCACTTGCAGAAAACTCTCGTATGGCAGCAGCCTCACTTAAAGAGTTTGGTGCGGCGGCGAAGAATGCTGTAGGCATACTTGGTGAACTCGCTGGAGTAGTGTTAGGTGGTAACAAGTCTGGCATGGATGAGGTTAGACTTGCAGCAGAGTCTGGTATGGATGTAGCAAATGTTCGTGGTATGCGAGAAGCCCTAGAGATGGGTGGAATGTCTGAAGGTGGCATAAACCGAGTCACTGGCAGAGCTGCTATGTTAGCTAAAGGCTTTAATGATGAAGCAACAGCTGCCTCTCAATATACAGACCTTATGGTAAAACGTGGTAGGTCTAACCTTGAGTCTGTAAGGCAGATGGATGTTCCTGGCATACAAGAACTCCAAGGCATGAACCCTCAACAGATGGTTGGTTTGGTTTCTAGGTTGATGGAAGGCAAAACTCCACAAGAGCGTGCACAAATAGGTGACATGTTTGGCATGGCTGAGCTATCCACAAACACCACATCCTCCTCCATAGTTGGAACAGCTCGTGATGAAACAATAGATGAGCCTGGACTAAGGGAGACCAGCCAAGGTATTGTCACAGTTGAGCAAGTAGTTAGAGAAGGCAAGGAAATGGCTGGCTCCTTGGGTGAAGGTGCAGGTACAACTGCGGCAACTACCAATGTTGTGGCTGGTGTTGCTGGCACACTCACTGGTGGAGCACTGATGAAGTATGGTGGTAGAGGGGCGGGACTTATCAAAAACTCTAAGGTAGGATCTAAACTGACCAACAGCCTTAAAGGTGCAGCAAAAGCAGCTCCTAAGACTGGGCTTAACCTAGCCAAAGGTTTATCCGTAGCTGCCAAAGCTAACCCTGTTGCGATCGCAGCTACCCTTGCTCCCATGGCAGTAAGAGGTATAGGCGGTATTGATGATGATAACGGGTTTGGTGATAGTGCTATGGATGTACTGGAGTTTGCTGCCTATGGTGCTGCCATTGGTTCAGTTGTTCCTGGAGTTGGTACAGCCGTTGGTGGAGTACTTGGAACAGCAGTTGGTGTGGCAAACGAAGCTTGGGAATACTTCTCAGCTGATGATGCTGTACCTAGTTCAGCTATAGGTGAGATAAATGCTAACAAGCTTCCAGGGAAACCAGGCACTGGATCAATAAACAATGTAGATGTTACTGTGGAAGTCTCTCCAGACTTAATCAAAACCACAACTAACGTAAATGGTGACCTCAACATAGATGAGGAAACAGGACTAAGTACTGGAGGGTAGCAATGGCTATACCAATAAGTAAATTTGGTCAGTACGTACTCTTTCAAGCTCATACTGAGGGAGGCGACCTGATCTTTGAGACAGACAGCCTTCGGGTTGACTTTGACATAAGGGATATAAAAGGTTGGAGCAGGGCAACATTTACCTTGTTCAACCTTGCCCCAAGCGTAGTTAGAAAACTGTCAAACGGAGAAGTTTTTGTAACTGTAAGTGTATCTCAGCATGATTCAAAATTAAGTGTGATAGCAGATAGGATGTACGTAAGTAATGCTTTAGAAGAGACTAAGGTTCCTGAGAGCGTACTCACACTGTACACATACTCCAAACTTCGCAAACTATTTCTAGAGAAACAAATAGATGAGAGCGTTACTAAACCAACGATAAAAAGATCTGTAGAGCAAATAACCAAAGCTTCAGGATTCAGTGGAGTTGTTGAGTACAAGCATTTTCCCGAGGGATACCTTGAGTATGTTCCTCCCAACCCTAAGTCAAGACAAAGAGGTTCCCTGATAAGCTGCCTAGAAGCTTTAGGAGATTCTTGTAGATTTAACATATACACCGAAGGCAATAAGATGGTTCTTATGTACAAGCCTGATGTAAAAAATGTTAAAGCTACAGGACTGTTTACTGGTTCTGGGGACATTGTACTAAATACTCGTAATATGCGATCTAACCCCAAGATAGGCCCAGCCACATTATCGGTAGTGGCCAACCTTGACCCAAGGATAAAACCAACATCTGTGTTGGACATATCCCAACTACTAACAGTTGCCACTTCAGCCGACGAGGAAACTCTACAGGTTGCAGAAGGTTATCTTAGTGAGAAAGTTGCAGGCTTTTCAAAGTACCAAGTACTATCGGTACAGCACAAAGGCTCCAACTGGACTGCACAATGGATGACCCAAGCAGCAGCTACTTCGCCAACTCCTGGCACTAACATGAACACTGACAAGTGGTGGTTATAAATGGCTAAGCCTGATAAAGCTCAGATTACCTACATGGTAGGCACTGCTAAGTCGGTGTTAAGATTTCATTCAGTCATAGCTGAAGAGCACGAGATTACTTCTGAAGTTACAAAGTACCCAGCTATGACTGGCTATGATGTAAGTACTCATGCAATAAAGAAGAACAGAAAACTAACTATTCAGGGTGCAGTAACAAACCACTTAATAGTCGGCTCTCAAGAGTTTCATGAGTACGGTGGGAAGAACACAGCTATTATGTTCGATACATTAAAGAACCTAGTGCGTAGAGCTACACCTTGTGAAGTTCTGACAAACCTTGGAACATATACACCGGTAGTGTTTACCCGATTTAGGACTAAGCAACAAGCTGGTATGACTGATGCTATGGACTTTACTTTGATAGGTGAAGAGATTCAGTTAGGCAACGCCCTAAACTCTACAGCTCCTACCCTTCTAGTATTTACTCCACTGAGTGCTTCAGAAAGAGAGGCTCGTGTTGATGAACTAACAGCAGCTGGACTAGAAGTTCCAGAAGATGCAGAGTTATCCCAATGCCAAGCAGACTTTAATGAAAGCTTCCAAGTAGAGACTAAGGATGATAATGGTGAAACCTCTATAACTACTTATGAAAAGAGTGCTTACGATCCCTCCACTAAGTCCTATGGACACACAGTACATACATCGAACACAGAGGTAGTATCCTCTGGGCCAAACACAAACTTCAATTGGTTTGCACTAATGCAAGGAGCACCCCTAGCTAGTGCTTTGCCAGACATAGACCTACTTGCCGGTGCAGAAACTGCTGGGGCATGTTTGGTTGATGGGCTTACGGGTCTTGCGACTGACACCTTAAATGAAATGACTGAGACTACCCTTGGGGAGCTTAAGAAGACTATTTATGGTGCTGCATATGAAGTATTTGGTGTAAACGGTGACCGGTCAACTGGCCAGGTACTGCTTGCTATAGGTGTAGACTGTTTAGTGGCAGGGGCTATTGGCTCCGTAGACCCTACGTTAAATGCCGATGACTTTACTGATAACTCTATACCTACCGTAGAAAGTATTTTGGAAGGTGCAGCAGCAACTGGAGACAGTGTAGTAAATGATGTATTAGGTGTAGCTGCGCCCACAACCCTCACCAAAATCAGCCCAACAACCAGAGAAACAACATTCTTTGGTGACTTGATATGATAGTTGATAATGAAAAATACTCCTTCACATACCCAGGAAGAGTAGTAGAGTATTTCCCTGAAAATCAAACGGCCACAATACTTATATGCGCGGAGACTGTATATAACAGTTCAGAAAGCTTATCTGCTGTAGTGAAAAGATTGCCACTTGAAGGAGTACCAGTACATACTTCTGGTGGCGGGGGCTGGCACCAAACATTTCCTATTACAGCAGGAGATACTTGTGTAATACACTTCAGCCAAGTTGGTTATGATCACTGGTTATACCAAGACAAAGATACGGCCGGAAAACTGGCCAACTTACCTAAGCCTTGGTTAGCTAGACAGTTCAATGAAGATGATGGACTTGCCATTGTAGGTACAAATACTTTGCCCAGGGCAATCCAAGACTACAATGCAACTGATGCAGAGTTTCGTAATGCTAACAGAAACCAACGCATATCCTTGAAAGCTGATGGCAACATACATATCAAGACTGGATCTACCACAATAAACGTGGCACCTTCTGGCGCGATAACTGTCACTGCTACTCAGGTTGATGTAGTGACTCCACTGACAACTATGTCAGGTGATGTGACTATCGCGGGAAACCTAGACATAACTGGCACTACTACAAGTGGTGGACTGATTACAGGTTCTGGCGGCTTAGTTATATCTGGTGGCACAGGAGCCTCTGTTACAGGAGACCTAGAAACCACAGGAGAAGTTACTGCACAGGGAGTAGAACTTTCTACTCATACTCATAATGAGAACAATAACACAGGTGGGCCGACTGACGCACCTAACTAGGAATAATGATGACTATTCAAATCGCTTTAGATAGAGGTACGAATGACATCATCAAGTTAGACGGTGGCGGCATTGCAAG